TCTGGGTCGTGCCTACCGGCAGCGTGACCGCGCCGGAGCCGACAAGTTCAATCTTCGGGTACGCGATCACATCCCCGCGCCCGGACAGCGTGTAGCTGGTCTGGGTTAGGTCAATCGTGATCGGTTCGGTGTCGTGGATGCTCGTTTTGAACGGGTCGCACAAGAACCGCACAACCGCCGATCTCTGCTGGGCAAACTCACGCTGAAAGCTCACCTCGTCATAAATCCGCGCGTGCTGGCGGCGCTCAGGCTCGTGGCCGAACACCACATCGCCCTCCCCGGTCAGCCAGCGCATGATGGCATAGATATCCGCGCCGGGTTTGGGCATCAGTTTGAGCTCGCGGACGTAAGGATCGTAAACGTCCTCGCCCTCCAACAATGTCAAGGCCCCCGGTCTGCCGGGGATCGTGATGGACTGATAGCGCATAGGTGGACGCACGATAGGCGGGTACTGCTGCACCCACAGGCCCATCATGCGGCTATCTACGCCCTTCCAAATGAAATACGGCTGCATATTAACCTCCGTATCCGTACCGATGACGGCGGTTGATTTGGCTGATATTGTGGTTCACTCTCCGGGTGGTCTGATCGCCGAACACGCGGCCCACGGCCTCGCCGTTCAGCTCCATGGTCAAGTCGAGGACAGCGCTGCGCATAGCCTGGGCCAGCGTGGCCGCGTCCAGACTGTTGCCCCGGCCCTCGCGGTACTGCCGCGCCTGAGTGGCGGTCAAAACCATCTCGTTGCGGTGGAGGATGGCGGCGTAGTTATCGTAAGGCACATCCCAGTTGCCCTTGGCGTTTGAGCCATCCTCACTTCCTCCGGCAAATGAAGGAACAGAAACGCTATTCATGCGAGACGCAAGGCTTGAAGAAGCAGATGCGGCAGCATCGAACCCTTCCTGCATTGAAGCGGTATTGACTGTCGCAACCGCCTGTTCAGCAAACGAAAGCTTTGCCGCAAGAGTTTCTGCATTGGTGGCAAGCGTTGCCATGCTTTCGGCATTCTTTTGAGCTGCCGCCGTAGATTCCTCATACACTTTCTGGGCAGATTCAAGCTCAGGATCATCATACTGCAAGCCGCCTATGGCTACGCGGTTCATCAATTCAGCCCACGTACCTTTAGGATTGTTCTGAAAGCTTTCATACCATCCGCTTCGCAGTTCTTCTGCAGATTTCATACCAAACTGATCTGCTTGCCATTGCGATACTGCGCTAACTACTTTTTCAAGAGCGGCATTAGCCATCGCTTCGTTATACTGGCGTTCGCCCTCTTGGAAAGCATAATCAACTTGAGCTTGGGCATATTGCGCGCGTAAATCTTCAAGTGCTTTATCTGCCGCCTTTTGAATCGCAATCTGTCGGCTTTGCTCAATATACGCACTCAATTCTGTAGTCGAAGACGATATGTCTGCGTTAATATCAGGAAGAAGCTGCTTCAAACGCTCAAGTGATTTCGACCATTCTTCAGTATTCTTCGCCGCGTCCCCATACTTCGCAGAAAGGCTTTCCATATAACCAACAATGCCTTGTGCCTTTATTGCGGTTTGGTTGGCTTCATCAACGGCCTTCTTCTGTTCGCTTTCGATATTATCAATAATGCCGTATACAGAGCCTTCGCCCACTCCAAACAACCCGGCAAACAAGCCTTCGATCAACCCTGTTGCAAGGCTCTCACCAGCCGTGAACAAGCCTGAAATGACCTCTGGAGCGCTTGTAATAAGGGTTGATACCAAATGCCCGACAAAATCACCAAGCGCCTGTCCGAACTCTGTCGCTCCTTCTACGGTTATCTTCGGGTCGGAAAGCGTATCTGTTATACCGTTAATAATCCAATCAGTAAGGTTAATGAACATCCCGGAAAGACCACCTTCGGAAAACGCGTCTCCCATTTTCCCGATCTCTTCCGTGAATACCGATACGAACCCGCGAAGATCATTTTTGTATTCGTCAGAAACAAGAATTTTCAAGCCGTCCAAAGCAGAATTAAGCAGAGTAATATCGCCTTTCAGGTTATCAATTTGCTTATCGCGCATCCCTTCTGCCGCGCCTTCGCTGTCTTCGATGGACTGCACAAGTTTATCGTAGTCTTCATCCGTGGACATCATTATTGCCAGCAGAGAAGAAATACCGCGCAGACCGCCGATTTCGCCAAGCTGGCTTAGAAATTTTGCGTTGAAATGAACGTAATCTGAATATTTCTTCTGAGCATCGCCCAGCATTTCGGAAAAGTCTTTCTCAGTTAAACTGCCAGCTTGCAACTGCTCATTTAACATTTCAACCGTCGCGGCATATTCTTCTGTGGCGGCAGTTATTTCTTCAACCGTCCGGCCTTCCTTTGGATTGAAATCTGAATTTTGATAAATATCACGCAGTTCGCCAACTAACTGCTTAAACGGCTTAATTTTACCAGTGTCATCATCGAGCCTTATTCCGAGCTCTTCCATGGCCTTACCCGCTTCTGCTGACGGGTTTTCAAGCGTGCCGAGGATCTGGCGCAATGATGTACCAGCCTGAGAAGCCTTAATGCCGCTGTTGGCAAGCAAACCAAGACCGACAGCAACATCTTGCACAGAGTAGTTAAGAGAGCCAGCGACAGGGGCGAGATACTTAAATGCTTCGCCCATCATGCTAACCGTGGTATTGGAGTTCGCCGACGCCTGTGCCAGTACATCAACGAACATTGCCGCATCTTCTGCCTTATACCCGAACGCGGTCAACGCATCGGTCACAATGTCAGATGCACGTCCAAGATTCTCTCCTGATGCCGCAGCGAGGTTCAAAACGGGTTCAATGCCAGCAAGCATCTGCGTGCTGTTCCACCCAGCAAGTCCCATGTAGTAGAAGCCTTCGCCGACTTCTGTTGCGGTGTACTTCGTAGTTCTGCCAAGCTCAATCGCTTCTTCGCGGATCGAATTAAACTCTTCTTCCGTGAAGTCTTTGATTGCATTAACGCTGCTCAACTGCGCGTCAAAGTCCATACCAGTTTCAAAGATAGACCGAGCGAACTTTGTCGCAGCACTAAAGGTGGACGAGAACGCCCTTGCCGCTAAGTTGCCAACGGTCACGCCCCAAGCACTAAAACCGCTCTTGGTTTCAGCGGCATTAAGGCCAGCGGTTACGCCTGAAGAATCAAGCGTCAATCTGCCAACAAGCTCAAATGCGTCCATACGTCACCCCCTTCCCTTCAGATCTTCCGGCTTGATACCGAACATCTCATAAACGTGTGCTTTCGCTTCTTCAACCGTCTGCTCCGGCGCATCTTCTTTCTTCAAATGCGGATGAGCGATTTCAAGATAAGACGGCATAGGCTCCCACTTCTCCCCGCAAATATACGCGCCAAGCAGATTCAGCATATGTTTCTGAACAGTCGCACTATAATCACGGTAGACAATCTCACGGTCATCATCTTCTATCATGTACTTGAGAGACTGAAGCCCATGCCAGCCGTTACGGTATAAAAGCGCAACTATTCGGTGGCGTTTTTCTTCGTGGCAGTAGAGGAGCGTGTAAAAAAATCGCGCAGCACCTCATCCCAGCTATCCCGCAAACCGTTCACGATCTCCACAAAGCCGTGCTCTTTGATCTTCGCTTTCGGAATATCAAGAAGCACTTCGACAATCTCCTCTACTTCCGCTTCGTGGTCTTTCAGCACCAGCGCAAGGAGATTCGGAATCAGCTTTCCGTAGCTCATGATGTTGGGAAGGTTTCGTCTTGCCAGAAAGTCTTTCAGCTCGGTGGCGAGCTTCTCGTCATCACAAATATTTGAAATTGGCGCGGCAAGTCTCAGCATCGCTTCGCGTCCCTGTTCCCAACTCATTTCAGAAATCTTCAAGAATCGCACTCTCCTTCTCTGCCAAAAAAGCCGGGTTGCCCCGGCTTATATTGTGATAATTACGCCGCGTCGAAGTACACGATACGGCAAGGCGCGGTGTCGTAGTCCAGCACTTCGCCCTGATGCGCATGGAACTCAACAGGGATCGTCATTTCGTTCTTGTCCGCGAAGGTGGCGGTGAAGTCAGCGGTATTGAAGGCGTTGTCCAGCTCGATCAGCACATACCGACCATCGGCGAGGTCGCCCACCCAGCAGAGGTGTTCGATGTAGTCAGTCTCCGTGTCGATCGCGGTGTGGAACGTAAGAGTGGTCTTCGCGCCAGACGTAGTAACATCAGACGTGGACATGACCTTGTTGATGACAGCGGGAACGGCTTCAAGCAGCGTAGTGCTGAGATAACCGTCCATCGAATCCACGAACTTGTCACCCTTGAAGGCGTAGCGGCGACCATCCACTTCAGGGGTACGGACTTCGCGCGTGATCGTGAAAGTACCGCCGCCACGGGTCATGCCGAGGTGGTCAACACCGGGCTGGCCGTTGGTGATTTTCGCCTGAACAGCGGTCTTCAGCGCCGCCGCGTTAGCGATAGCGGAATAATCGAAATTGATCAGGAAGATTCCCGCATTAAGCTGCAGATTATTGAAACCAGCAGACCGAATGGGAGAAGTCAATCCGGGAGCACCCATAGGTTATTTCTCCTTCCTCCGGGTCAGACACCCGGCATATGGTAAGCATTAAGGATAAGGCTGATATACATACCTCGATAGTCACCGTCCAACTGCTCCTGCATGAGCGGAGTATCAGGCCATAGTACCAGCACGCCGCCTTGGCAAGGGATTCTCACACCTACGCCAACGGCGGCAACGATCTCATCAGCCTTTTGAATCAAAGCGAGATTGGAAGTGGTCTTATACCAAACCATGAAGTGGTAAGCTGTCTGCCTGTCCCATTCCGGCTCTTTGATGGGAAGTGTGATATATGGCGCTTCGGCATCGTCCGGCACATCGCCCTCCTGATAGACAGGAATCCCGAACTGCGTGAACCATTCGGCAAGCGCACTAACGGTAGACATCATGTGACAAGCTCCCACCTTTCAGCAGTCACCTTGCCGATCTTGACGGTCGAGCGCTCCGGGGCTTCGGAATCCTTCTGAAGGCTTGTCACCCGAAAAATTGCGCTGTCTGAATCGCGCCGGAATACATCGTGATAGTCCAGCCCAATGCCATTCTGCGTGACAACGGTGAACACTTCGGTCACGCCTTGCTTCTCTGCAACGCGGGCTTCGATGCTGTTGTCCTTGATGATTGCGGCATCAAAGGATGCGCCGTCCTGCCATTCAGTATGCCGCCCCAGCACGCCGTCGCCCGTGGTGATTTTGTTCAGAAGCGTGCAGCGCTCCATCATGGATTCAAGCAGATTCATAGACTGATTTTCCTCCATCTGTTAAGACGGTTGCCGAACTTGGATTGCCAAGTCACATCGCCTGAATCATCTGAGCCGGACGAATTGCTTTTTGCTTTCTGGTATGAATACACACCAATCACATTTTCTGAATAGTAAGGGCTATCAAGAGCCGCGCTATATTTATCGACCCATTCGCTTATCTCGGTCGCTAACTCAAGCATATCCCGCGGTACACGCATAGGCCACACAGCGCCGTCAAACGTCTCATTGGTAAGGCCAGCGGAGCCAGTATCGTCATCATTGTTCAGCGTACCGTTGTGATAGGTGTACACGCCGTCATTCATGGTAGAGCCGCGAATCCAGACGCGCTGACCGTCATTCACAGGAAGAGGAGGGGAAACCGTGTCATTGACAATGACAAACGTGCCTTTCACAGCATCTTCCGGCTTGGCGAAATAGTTGAGCAAGTGCTGACAGAGTTTATTGAGCACGGTTTCCTCCTCCTCTTAGGATTTCAACGTCATATAATCTACCATCCCAGCGCCAACGACGTTGGACTTGTCACCGGGTGTTATTCCCCCGCGATATAGGTGTACTTGATCTTGACAGTCCCAGTGGGAGCCGCCGCGAGACGAACACCTTCACGCTCAATGGTGTAAGCGGTGATCGGAGTAGAACCATCCACAAGCTCCTCAACGCTCACGATGCGCGGATGCGCGGTCTTGAACAGCAGGGTGTCGCCAACAGTCGCGGTGATGGTCTCAGCGGTGGTCACAGCGGTGGAAGTGCCGAAATACACTACGGCGATGCCGTCCAGATATTCAGCCCACAGAGCCATGCCCATCAGAGCGAAGGATTCACCGACAGCGGTGGAATAATTGCCCTGCGCATGGAAACCGATCAGGTTGGTTTCGCCCTGCGTTGTGTAATTCAAGCCAAGACGACCGAACTCAGAATCGCCGGGATCGACATAGTACAGGTCAATATTCTCAACAGGCGTAGCAATCACGATGCCGCGAGCAACCTGAGTCGCAGGAAGCAGGAACAGGGTATTGTAGCCCATGAAATCCTTGACGTAGCTGATGCCGAACTGCGTCTGAACAGTGATGCTCGCGCCGCCGAGATAGTCATAGGCGTCCAGAATGTTCGCAAAACCGACAATCTGAGTAGCGGTCTTGCCCATCGTGGCGAACTTGTTCAGGACTTCGCCCTGCGCCTTGGCAAGAGCAGCCTGCCAAGTAGCCGCGCCCCTGATCAGAGAGCCAGTATTAAGGAAGTCGTAGAACTTACCGAGCACGACTTTCTGAAGCTGGTTCAGGAAAGCGTCATCGCTCTTTTCGATAGCGATAGCCGCGCCGTAAGCGTTCACGTCCTCGATCGGAACAGCCTTTGCATATTTCTCGATATCGAGATCGCCTTTCGTCGCCTGAACGATTGTCGCCTTGGAATACGGGATGACCTCGCCGGGATCAACAGCACCGCTTTCAAGAGCAACGGAAGCAGTATAGGAAATCAACTGAGAGCCGGGAGCTTTGCGGATGGGGCGCATAATGCCGAGGATGTTGCGCAGCGCTTCCCAGTTATCGGTAAAACGAGTGACGAAATCAATCTCGCGCGCCGTGACGTTGGTATAAACGTTCGGCAGACTATCGCGAGGATTGGTCAAAGTCTCTACATTAGTAGCAGGCATGAATCATATCTCCTTTCATTGGAATGCTTGCGGATTTTCAGCGATTGCTTTCTGTCGTTCTTCGGTCGAAAGCACATACCGCCCGTGCTCATCGCGCTTGAAAATATCTTCACGAGACAGCTTGCTGCCTTGGCCTACAGGCGGCGTAGCCACATTCTCGTGCTCAGTCCTTGTGGTGACGATGTACTCATTCCATTCGTCCCTGATGGCCTTTCGCAATTCATCGGCGTTAGCAAGACTGCCGTCATCGTTCAGCTTCATCTTGCTGAAATCCGTTAGACGGATGACCGCATCAAGGCGCTTGTCGCTGATCTTCTCTTCGGTCAGCAGTTTGCGGTACGCGGCCTTCACGTCGTTCAGTTGCGCCTCTGCCTTTACCCCTGCCTTGTAATCCTCAAAAGCTTTGTGCTCCTGCTCATACTTGGCTTGGTAATCCTCGCCGCCCTTCAAATCGTCCAACTGTTTTTGGACATCGGCCAGCTTTTCAGCATCGGCTTTGTAACCGTCTCGTTGCTGTTTAAGCGCATCCACTACGGCGGTGTGTTCTTCCATGACTGCCGCGATCTGTTCATCGGTCAGCCCGGACGCTTTAAGAAATGACCTCGAAAACGACATTGTATGAAATCCTCCCATTGCTTCGGGCGCTGTGCTTCGCGCCTACGGAGTTTGATGGAGCAGTGCTTCGCCCCTCTATACGGATGATATGGCATTTGTGATTTGCCCGCACCTTCAAAAACGTAAAATTTTAAGGCCCGCCATTTCTGACGGGTCTTTTAGCGTTCCAATATAGTCAAATGCTGTTCAATTCAGTCAAGATGACGTTCTTGTATTCGTCTATGTGTTCTTCCAACGCCGGGACTAAGTACGGCTTCCCCGGCACGTAGCTTGCTTTCAGCCGCTTGCCGATTGCCGGAACATATCTACCGGGTTGCTGATGATGCCCGAACTCCACATAAGGCGCATACTCAACAGGCGTTCCGATGACCACGGTCTTATCGCCTTCCATCTGATGTGTGATGCTATTCTGCAAATTGCCAGTATCTTTCGGGCATTTCTTCTTGGCATACGTCTCGGCTTTACCTCCGCAGATTTCAAGCGCACGTCTGCAAGCCGCATTGATATCAGCGCCAAGGCCAGGACGTATCTTGAGATTAAACGTCATTGATGCCATTGCCAGTCCTCCTTTTATAGGCTTTCCACTCAGCATAGCTCATATCCTCTATGAGTTCGCCGGAAACATTGTCGCGCCTGTCACCATATGACGGATACTTCTCGTATTCGTAGCCAAGCGCACAGCGGCAGTTCCAGATGTTCGCGTCAGATGCTTTAGGGTCACCGGGGAATCCAATCGCACCCAGCGAATTATGGAAGTCCTCATTCACTTCTGCCGTCTTCCCGTCAAGCTCGGCATGGGCTGAACGCGTGCGTTCGTCTAAGGTGGCAATCCACAGCTTCTTGACCTTGATGCCCATATCAAGTGCGTCATTCATCGCGGCTATACGCCCGGCATTCTGAGCGCCCGTCATCGCTGTTCGCGCATAACGCACGGATGCTTTCTCATTGGACAATGCCGTTTTCGTGGCGATCTCTGCCGCTATCTTATCAATAGACGCACCAGTGATAATGTTCTTGGCAATCGTATTGGCTATGATAGTCTTGTTCCATGCACGGTCTGCCTTGCCATCAATCACCCGGCGCTTCAATAGTTCTGGATGACCGCTTAATAGCCGCGTAACCGCTCCGCTGTCATACACCGTGAAGGAAAGGTTCATCCCGGCATCATGCTCAAGCTGATACGCCTGATATGTCGCGTTCTCACCAAACACAGCACGCCGTTCACCGTTCACGATCCCGTTCGCCATGACGTTCGCCTGATGGATTGTGCTGGTTACAGAGTCCAGCTTCTCACGCCAGCGGTCGCCCGTGAACACTTTGCCTTGTTTCCACGCATTGTACTCTGCCTGTGTTATCTTTCCTTCCTTCAACTGCTGGCGCTTCAGCTTGTCTGTTGCCTTGAACTTCGCTGTGTGTTCAGACAACTGCTTCTTGATATCGCGCTGTGCCTCGCTATATATCTTGACCAAACGGCGCTCGATCTGCTCCTGCTTGTTATCGGTGTAGTTCGTTCCGGGGTCTGCCATTCATGCTCACCCCTTATTCCTCGGTTTCTTCGCTAACGTACCTTCTCGCTTCTGCTCCGTCCTTGCGCTCAAGGATGCCAGGAATCTCGTCTACGGTAATCCACGGCATCTTGCTCAACAGCGTTTCTTCGTCCAGATGTTCAGCCGCCAACATGACCATCTCAGTCTGTTCCTTCTGGTTGCTGATCTTGTTGCGCTTGAACTGCGGTGTGTCATCAATGCCCATGAATGCAAGGATATGGCGCACAAACTGGATGATTTGAAATTCGAAATCATCCGCTTCCTGATCCATCGGCTGATATCCCGCATCAATGTGGTCATTCGTTGACCCTGCCGCAATCGTATGCACATCCAGCACGGCGAAATCCTCATACAGGCTTGCGCGGATGTCATCAAGGAACTCTTTCCGGGACTGGTACGGAACCTCCTGCGTGTAAGGCGTAATGCTCGCATTGTCCGTGTCAGCTACGGCAATATGGTTCAGCTTCAGCCTGTCACGGAACCGCGCAAGGTCGCTATCGTCCATGCCCATTGCGTTACCGATCAACCAATAGATTTCCGCGCACTCATCAAGGTCATTGGCAAACTGAGACTGAATGAGGTCGTAAGCGTCGAGCTTTGACCTCATGCCCACGAGCGTGCTCTGCCTGTTCTTGCTCCCCCACAGCGGCACAATGGGCAGGGAACCATAGTTCATTTCGCCCACCACCTCCGCACCGTCAGCGGCAGTCTCGTTGATCTGCACCTTGTACGCTTTCTGCGGCTCGTATTCGGCTATATCAAGCCCACGAGAGCCGTCCTTGGTACGGTATACGGTATAGCCCTCCTCCGTGTACAGCACGACCGTTGCGGGGCGCTTCTCCCAGTCCAAAGACCAGAAGCGGATGCCAGCGCGAAGCTCACCCGTGTATTCATCGTACAGCGGACAAAACTCTGCCGCTGTGAATACATACATCCTGCCGTCATCCCAGCGCACATAGGAAACGCCGTGAATGAGTGCATAGTATGCCGCCCGGTACAAGATATCATCAAACCCAGCGCCGAGCGCCTCTTTCGTCAAGTCAACCGTGCGCTCTGCCCCGTTTTCCGTCCGCTTCTCAGTATGCGTGAACGACACGCCGTTACCCAAAGAATACGAGCAGCGGTCTGTATTCAGACGATGGAAGAAATTATTAGAAAGCTTGTTGTTCGCTGCCGTAAAGTCCACGGCCTTCTGCCCGGTCGTAGTGTACAGATACCGCATATACTGGTTGATCGTGGTATTCCGCTGGCGCTCGTAATCGTTGGCGATCAGCGCCGTCTGGTATTCTTCGCTTGCGCGGTACTCATTGATAGCGGCAACGATAAATTGCAGTTTGTTGTCCGCTTTTGTGAAATCCTGATAAGTTTTCAAGGTGGCCACCGCCTTTCTGTTAATGGAAGGGTGAAATGTACTTGTTGTATACTGGCTCTCCCGGAACACGCCATACGCGCTCAAGAGAGTACCGAACGGCATCAATATTGTGATTGTTTTTGTCCGGGTAGCCGCTGATGATCTCGCCGTCCTTCGTTCGCTCATACTCATAGCAGGAGAACTCTTGCGCTGTCTTTTTGCACCGAACAGGATCAATCACGATCTTATTGCGGCTCTGCAGCCATTTCATGCTGGCATCTACACTCCCAGGGCCTTTGATAGCGCCCGTGCACCGAAGCCCGAACTTGTTATAATCCGCAACGCTCTTTTTCTCGGCGCTGTCTGCCGTGATAAGGTCATTCTTCGTCAAGCCCTTATTCTGCAGCAGTTTGGCCGTGTCTTCGTTATACATCTTGTTCGCCCACGCCTCGTCAAAGATGTACACGGTACGCCGCGCGCTGTCATAATGCACCCGGTTGAACGCCCACGGATCAGGGAACCATCCCCAGTCAACGCCGTTATAGATGTGGTCGAAATGACTGATTTCTTCGTCCGTGATTTCCCTGATCTCAAGGTTCTCAAAGACTTCGCCGCCGTTGCCTATTGCTTCGCCTAAATACTCATGCCTGTATTCGCGCTCGTTCGTTTGCTTGACATACTCAGCTTCCATGAGGAATTGCTCACCAAGCCATTCTTTGGGCGCTTGCAAATAGGTGCTTTTATGGCATAGCCTGTCAGGCCGACTTTCTAACGTGTCAAGGTTCGCCCAGTTTTCACGAGTGATCGGTGGATTGTAACTTTCAAAATTCCAAAACAATTCCCCGCCGCGCATGGTGGACTGTAAAATCGTCCTGATTTCCTTTCGCCCAGCAAACTGATCCTTTTCTTCAAAGTGAGTTATAGCAATATACCCAAACGGCGCTTTGATGGATTTCAGCTTCATCGGGTCATCCGCGCCTCGGAACAAGATATGCTGGTTCGTGGGCTTATAAATCAATTCAGGCGGGCT